TTAGATGACGCTCAATGGGCTGGTGAGGAAAGATGGTTATCTGTTAATGAAGTTATAGATGAGTATCGAGATGAATTAACCAAAGAAGATGTACGTGAATTAGAGGATATGCGCCAATCAACCCCTGATAATATTTCAAAGTGGAATAATTCATTTAATTGGGTTAATTTAAATGATGATAGAAGCGTTAAGATAAGAGTTATTTCTGCTGAATGGAAGTCTATAAAGTCTCTTAGATTTAAAATCTCTGAAAACAAATACAATCCAGAACAGCCATTTAAAAAGCTAGTAAGTGATAGGTATAAAAAAAGAAAAGGCGACCATATTGAAACGAAATGTGTTGATGACATATGGGAAGGGACAAAGATTGGTGGTAAAGTATTGGTTAATTGTAGAAGACGCCCGAATCAGGTTAGGTCTGTAGACGATGCTGGTACAACATCCCTATCTTATGTTGGGGTTGTTTATAATCATACCACTGGAAGACCAACATCATTAGTGGATGTTTTAAAGCATGTTCAAATGTTATATAACATTGTTATGTATCATATTGAATTAGCTATGGCTCGTTCTGGTGGTAAAGCAGTTGTATATGATGTATCCCAAATGCCTACTAATTTAGGTATGGATATGCAGGAGGTTATGTATCATTTAAAGAATGATGGTATTATCCCTATAAATACTAGAGATGAAGGTGGAGATACAGCTTCATTCAATCAGTTTCAACAAGTTGACTTTACTATGTCTAGTTCTATACAGCAACTTATCAATCTTAAGATGATGCTAGAACAGACTGCAGGGCAAATCTCTGGGGTATCTCCACAGAGGGAAGGTGCTGTTGAGCAATATGAATATGTTGGTAATGTACAACGCTCTGTTACTCAGTCGTCTATATCTACTGCTGGTTGGTTCTTCTCTCATAATGAAGTGAAGAAAAGAGTTTTAGAACAGTTGGCTAATTTAATGAAGTTAGCTTGGGCTGGAGGTAAACGTGCTTCTTTTATATTTGGCGATGCTGGATATAAATTCTTAAATGTACTACCTGATGTTTCTTTAAATGATTATGGTATATTCTTAGGTGACTCTGGTAAAGATGATTCCCTTAAGCAGCAGGTACAAGGAATGTCTCAAGCTGCATTGCAGTCTGGTTCTATTACTTTACTAGACGCTTTAAAGGTTCTTAAATCAGATACAATGACTGAGGCTCAGCATGTATTAGAAAAAGGACTAGAAGCTATGCAAGAGCAACAAGCTCAAGCTCAAGAGCAACAAGCTCAGATGCAGCAAGCACAAGCAGAAGCTGACCAACAGAAGTCTCAAACTCAAATGGAGATTAAGAAGATGGAAATTGATGGTAACATTCAAGTTGCTCAGATTAATGCTGAGGCTAGAGTTGCATCTCAAGAGATAGCTTCTGATGCCACTAGAGATGTTGAAGATTCTAAAGAGAAAAATAAACTTAGCCTAGAGAAAATAAAGGCTGACTTTGGTTCTCAACAGAAGGAAGTTGATAATGAACACGCCATTAATATGGAGTCCAAAAAAACAAAAGATAAAAAGTAATATATTTGTAACAATTAAAGCAAAGCAAAATGGCAGAAGAAAGTAATTTAGCAGAGGAAATTATTTCCTCCACAGAAGAGACCAAGGAAGAGTCGTTTGATGCTTCAGCATTCTTAGGAGCTGAGGTAGAAACCGAAACAACCTTAGAGGATGAAGAACCCTCTGAAAGTATCGAATCTAGTAAAACAGAGGATACCACAAAGTCAGAAGGTGAATCATCAGAAGACGATAGCTTTTCTTGGGACGAAGTTGTTACAGACACTAAGGTGGAGGAAACAACAGAGGATACTAAAGAAGTGGTAGAGGCTAAAGAAGAGGAATTGGACTGGGATGATTCTCAAGAAGAGCCTGAATCTAAAGAGACTACTACTGATTTTAACTGGGAAGAGTTAGGTCAGGAAGCTGGAATTGAAGCTTCGAGCAAAGAAGAGTTCCTTGAAAAAGTGAAAGAGGCGTTTAAACCTCCTGTAGATGACAATGATACTATTAATAATCTTAATACGTATTTAGAGTTGTCTGACAAGGATTTAGTGATTGCTGACATGAGAGCTGCCAAGTACGATGATGCTGATATAGAAGATACTATAGACAGATTAGAGGATGCAGGTTTACTCAAAAGAGAAGCAACACTAGTGCGTAGTCAATTAACTAAGCATATCCATTCTGAAAAGGATAGACTGCGTAGTGAAAGAGTTAACGCAGAGAAATTAAAAACTGAGAATGCTGGTAAATCCAAAAAAGAACTTCAATCTTATATTAAAGATAAGGAAGAATTTTTCGGAGGTAAGGTATCACAGAAAGACAAGAAACAACTTTACAGTTATATAACTAAAGGTGATTTCGCACAAGATATATTCGAGTCTCATGCCAATGTTGCGGAGGCCGCTTTCTTATGGCGAAACAGAGAGAAGATTTTCAAGATGGTTCGTTCGCAAGGCGTTGAACAGGGAAAGTCAAAGATTCTAGATGGTATTACATCTCCTAACAGAGGTAATCGCTCATCTAACAGTTATGAAATTGAAGGTAAAGGATTTAATCCAAATAAATTCTTATCTGATTAAGTTGTGGTCTATTTATTTATTTAATTTTTAAAAAGAAAACGACATGAAAGTCTATAATGCAAAATACGACGCTGCCTATAACACGGCAGACACTTCTCTGGTAGCTAACTTATTGAAGTACCCAGAGATTGCAAAAAAAGTAATCGAGCTTTATCCTCGATACACTACAACTTACCTATTGGAAAAATTAGGTTTTGGTGCTGGTGAGAAAGTATTAGGTGATAACTCATTTGAGTGGAAGTCAATGGCTCGTTACAGAAGCCAACAACAATTAGAGGCTGCGGTAGATAATGCTACAAATAACAGAGCTGTAGGTGATAGCTTTGCTCTTACCATTACTGATACAGCAGACATTCCATGTATGGTTAATGCTAGCGACCTTATTCGTTTAGCTGATGGTTCTCAATACCACGTAACATCTATTGCTGATGGTACTTCATTAAAAACATTAACTGTTGTTGCTTTAACGGCTTCCACAACTGCTATCGCTGATAACTCTATCGTTGGTATTATTGGTAATGCTTTCGGTGAAGGCTCAAGTGGAGGTGCTGTAGGTGAAGGTTATGCTTACCCAGAAACTCGTAAGAATTACGTTACTATTTCTCGTAAGAAATTAGTGATTGATGCTCGCGACTTAACTGACGTAACATGGGTGGAACACAATGGACACCGTCTGTGGTTCTTTACTAAAGAGCAACAAACTGAGGCTCAATTTATGTATGACTTAGAAGTTATGCGTTGGTTCGGTAAAGCTTCTTTATCTGGTGATATTACAACTCCAGGTGGAGCTCAAACTGCAGTTTCAGGAGTTCCTGTAATTGGTGACGGTATCTTAGCTCAAATCTCTGGTTCTAACGTAATGACTTACGAAGAGGATGCGGATTTAACTGAAGATGCTTTAACTGAGTTTATTGGTCAATTATCATTGAACGCTCAAAATGTAACTGGAAACGAATACGTAGTATTCACAGGTACACAAGGGAAGATTCAATTCCATAAGGCTATGAAAGACTTATTATTTAAGGATGGTGGAAATGCCACTCTTTTAGTTGATAAAGCTGGTCAAGAGGTTAATGTTGGTGCTAACTTTAGTACTTACAACTGCTTGGGTAATAAGATTACTATTGCTCACTGTCCAGTGTTTGATGACCCGAACATTGCAACAGCTCCAGGTTATGTTTCAACGTCAGCATCTGAAGACATTATAGATGGTACAGGATTTAATTCTGTTAAGCTATCTTCTTTGATGGTATTCTTAGATATGGGCTCAAACCAAGGAGTGGCAAACATTGAGTTGATTGCTAAAGGTGCTGAAGGTACTAACCGTAACTTCGTTAAGAAGTATGTTCCTGGTATGATTAATCCTTACGACGGAGCGTCTATGATGGCTGCTTCAGGTGATGATAAGTTTGAAGTTCACTGGTTAACTCAATCTGGTATTATTGTAAGAAACCCACTTTCTTGTGGTATCTTCAAGCCAACTGGATTAGTAATATAATTTATTAGCGCATCCCTTCGGGGGTGCGTTTTTTAACTTTTAAAAAAAATATATATGTCCGAGATATTAGACGGTAATAGAGTATACCAAGTTGGCGCTCAAGGAGATTACCTTACAGTGAGAAGTAAAACTCTTTCTGATGTTATTATACCTGCATTTGTTACTAATGATATTACATTAGAGGATAACGATACAGGTAGAGTTGTTTTCATCCCTACGACTGGTGCTGCCTCAACGATTACGTTGCCGACAGTTAAAAGAGGGTTGAATTTCAAACTTGTATGTGGCGCATCTAGTGGTGCTCACACAATTACAGTTGCTGGTAAGTTTACTGGTAATTTATTGTTAGCAAATGCTCAGACCGCAGTATCGGGAGATGTATCTCTTATTATTGCAGCTTCTGAATTTATAGCTGGGGATGTTATTGATTTGGTTTGTGATGGTTCTCGTTGGTATGTAAGTGGTGCTTTGATTACGGCTACCTCTGTCTCAGCAGGTTCATAATTATATAACTTATAGGTATACCCCTTCTGGGGTGTACTTATTTTATTAACTAAGTAAAAAGCAAAAAGATGAAAGCGCAAAATTTTGTTAAGTACGAGTTTCACGACTCAAAACATTTAGGGTTCTATGTGTTCTCTAATTACAAGATGTCTAATGGTAAGAAGGTTAAGTACCTAGACATTAATGGAGACCCAGACACTATTAAGTGGACGGATTCTACAGTTCTTTTGAATATGGAAAACGAAGGACATGTACTGATTGATGAATTCTTAAGGTACAATCCAGCAGTATTATCTAATGAGTGGAAAAGAACAGACCTACATGAGGCTGAAAGTAAGATAACAAAGGATACTCTTGATTCAGCAAGAGCAGTAATTGAAGCCGCTAAGATGAGCGATTCAGATGTTATAGGATTCTCTACATTGAAGAGATATAATCTAAACGCTGATATAGACGTTTTAAGAGCTAAAATTATTACATACGCACAAACTAACCCAGAAGCGTTTATGGACGCTTACTTTGACCCTGAGAAGGATTTACGTGTGTTTATTGTTGAAGCTATAAGAGAAAGAAAGATTGGATTTAGAAACAATACTTTCTATTACGGCAAAGAAGCAATTGGAACTAACGAAGAACAGTTGTTAGTTTGGTTAAAGGACAATAAAGATGTCCATGCAATTCTTAAGCACGAAATTCGTGGTGAGAGTTTACCAAAAAAAGAAAAGAAAACTACTAAAGTAAAGTAATATGGATGCTGGTTCTGCTAGGGATAGAGTAAGACTACTTATAGATAGAGAAGATACTGCATACTTATCTAACGGTGACGTTGATGGGTTTGTTGTAATGGCTATCGAGGAGTTTGTTCAACAATATTATGGAGGGTTCGAGGTAACTCAAGATAATAGAGAGAAGCTTGCTAAGTTAGTTGATGCTAATGATATAACTATCAGCGATTCAGTTCCTTATGCTTTAAGTGGTATTACAGATTATTATAGACTTTTATCAGCTCAGCTATCTGCTAGCCCTTTTGCGAATGTAAAAGTTATACAGATTTCTGACTTGAGTGCATACACTAACGACCCTTTTAATAAAGCTGATGCAGATAATCCTGTTATTTATTTATCGGGAGATAAAATCAATAGCTTAGGGTTAAGTGGTACTACTACAATGTCTATTAAATATTTAAAATATGCTGATGCTATAACCGACCTAGCAGTGGAAACACATGAAGAGGTTTGTCAGATAGCAGCTCGTAAAGTCTTGGCTACATTGGGAGACCCAAGATACCAGATACTCCAAGCGGAGTTAACGGAAAGACGAGTTTAAAGATGCTTTTTGCTCCCTGCTTTCTTAACTGAGGGGTGAGTGTAGGTTCTACTTACCTCGCCCCTCTTTTTTTTTAAAAGACTATGACACTAAACGAAATAGCTTACAACATCAGGAATGTTGTCTCTGGAGGGGTTGGCTCTGACGATACAGATATATCGTTAAGACAGATTAAATTTATGGTGCATTACCATAGAGCTAATTTACTATTACAGTATACTGATAATGGTAGGAAATCTTCCTCTGTTAATTTCCAAGTAGACAATCAAAAGCCATCATCTTCAGGAATCACTTTAAAGCAGTTTGTAGGCTTTAATAATGACAGGGCATTACGTAGTATTGCTTTTAAAGATGACTCCACTGTAGAGGCTTCTTATACAGTTCTACCAGTTGTGCAACATCATGATAGAGCGTTCGTGAATGAATCTAGATTTATTAAGAGTGCTGGCAGTAAGATTGCCACCATTTCTGATAGAAAGCTTTATATCTGGGAAGGGGATTCTTTAGTTACAGATGGTTCTGTAGAAATCAATGCTATATTTGCTAACCCAACAGAGGTTAGTTCTTATGTGGATGATGAAACGACTACATATCCAATCCCAGAAGAAATGGTTTCTGTATTGATTAAGAACCTATTACAAGCAGAGTTTAATGTAATGAGCGTGGCTGTATCAAAAACACCAAACAATCAGGTAGATGAAAAACCGACAACTAGTAAGTCTAAGTAACATCAAGAAGTATAAGGATAAGTATGTAACCATAAAGGATATATATAATTCTATAAAAAAGAGTATTAGAGTTAAAAGCGAAAGAGGAACTAGGATGTTAGATTATAGTGAATACTATTCTATAGTTGAAGCGTTCTTAGATGAGTCTATCAATATAATCGTGAAAGAGCAAGAGGTTTTAAAGTTACCTAATAAGTTAGGAAAGCTTTATATAAAGAGATTACCTCATAAGAGACCATTCCATATTAGGCTAGACCACAAGGCTAGTCATGAATCCAATGAGCTTGTATACTATAAAGTTCCTATCTTGGATGACGAGTATACTAAGGTTATGTGGGATAGACCTTATAAATACGGAAAATATAAAGTGTTACCTTTAAAGCGATTTAAGGAATCAATAAACAACATTAAATAGTGCCAAGATGAAAGGACAACCAAGAATAAGTGTTAAGCAGATTGTATCTGCAGTTATAAGAAATCTGGGGATACAAGATGCTGCTGCTAATTTTCACCATTTTATAGAGTGGGCTTTTGAGGCTGAAAAGAAAATAGGTTCATATACAACTTTTGATAAAAAGATTTCATCATTATCGTTAACAGATAAGAGAGCATTACTGCCAGATGACTTATTGAATATTATAGAGATACCTGGGTGGGATAATGTAAACTTCTATATATCAGGTGGGTACATACATGCAGATAAATCTGACGGTGAATTTGATATTCATTACGACGCAATATCTACAGATGATGATGGATACCCAACTATCAACGGTAATCATGAAGATGCAATTGCTAGTTATATAATGTACAAGTATAAGGCTAAGGATTACTATAACCAAAAACTTCCGAGATATGTTTACCAAGACCTAAAGAAAGAATGGTCTTCTCAATGTGCTCAAGCTAGAGGTAAGGATAATATGCCTACCAAGCAGCAATGGAGAGCTATCAGTAAGTATTGGAATACCTTAAAGCCTAGTAATAACGAACGTAGACTGTTTTAATTATGGCTCAATCTAGCAAGAAACCAAATTCTTTTACTAAAGGAATGCAGTCGGATGTAGACCCAAATCTACTTCCTTCTGATACATATAGGTCTGCTACGAATGGTAGGCTTGTATCTAAACAAGATGATTCTTTTGTTCTTAAAAACGCAGAGGGTAATTCAGAATTAGATGAAATTAAGACTACAACATCTTTATACACCCTAACTAACTCAGGCATATTAAGTAATACGGGTATTGCTGCTTTACTTGGGACTCCAGATATTCGTGGGTTCCAAATATCAATCATTGGTGATGGTGATTTTGTGCTTGAAACTTTTAATTACATATACGGAGATGATACTTATAATGGAGCCACTCCTTACTCTTTAGATTACTCAAAGTTTATCAAAGATGTATTCGCTCAAGCACTTCAGTCTAGTACTGTTGCAGATAAAGTATCTATAAACGTTGTTGTAGATATGGATGATGGTATTGCATTAGACGTTAAGATATATAAAGAAGATTTAACCTCGGAGGTTATGTCGATAGCCTTTAGGCCGTATATTAAGTACGGGGTAGAATATACTGTTGGTTACTTTACGATATTTTTAAATAATGGTTACACGCAAGTCTCATTACCAAATGAATTACACAATATAGTAGGTCTTGCCTCTTTCTCTGATTATTTCGTAGGAATAACTACTAGCGGTGATGTTGGTGGGTTAGATACTATATGGAAGTTTACTCTTAATAATGATGGGTCTCTTCAGGGTAGGACTACCATCCTTAAGGCTGACTTAGGTTTAGTGGATAAAACAAATATAAGAATTGAGACTTCAGAAGAGAATAAGCACTTCCATAGAATATACTGGACTGATGGGATTCAACCTCTTAGGACTATAAATTTAAAGGAAGACCCGTCCTATTATTTAGGATTATCTGCTAATGATTTAAATGTATTTAAAGATAGCGACTTACCAGCTCCTATTGTATATTCTATAGTTAGTGGTGGTAAAGTACTATGTGGCTCTCACTCATATTGTTATAGACTTATAACTTCAGATGGTAAAACTTCTAGGACTTCAGCTATAACGAATCCTATACACATTGCTAGGACGATAAGGAATAATGCATATCACGATAGCTTTGGGGGCTCTCTAGAAGAGAAGTCTCCTAACGCTGTATCTTTAAGCGTTTCTGATATTGATGTGAGTTTTACTTCTATACAAATTATAGATATAAGATATACATCTAAAGAGGGAGCTATTGAAGCATATATAGTTTCAGAGAGCAATATTTCTGGCAGTACATTTAATTACACTCATAATGGTAATGAGACTAAAGTCGCTATTCCTGTAGGGGACTTATTAAAGTCTTCCGTTAGTTGGGATACATGTGGTGATTTAGCGAAAAAAGATAATAGATTATTCGCTACTAATTTAACTAATAATGCCGCAAGTGTTGATATTGATTTTAAAATGAAGTCATATAATGGCTCTTTCAACGCTCATGATGATATAGAAAATCCTGATATACATGAGGATACTTTGTATGACGGCTCTCAGTATGGTTACTTAAATAACCCTATAGGTGATGGCACTAAAATACCTGGAGCAGAGACTCCTGGATTCGCTGACTTAGATGACGCTATTAGGGTTACCTTTAGGACTAAGAAGTTTGATTTATCCAAGGTAGGGTATTTCGATAATTCTGTAACTAAAGATTCTAGTTCCGATTATCAAAAAGCAACTACTTCCGTTAACGAGGTTCCTTTATATGGCTCTATAGATAAAACTGGAGACGATGGCTACTATAATAATTATAAGAACCCAATATTCTCTGAGAAATATACAGGATACCAGAGGGGCGAGATTTATAGATTCGGTATTCTATTTTATGATAAAGGAGGTAACCCCGCCTTTGTCAATCCCCTTGGTGATGTAAGAATGCCTGATGGCTCTATGGATTACTCAACTCTTAGTGATGATGGAACATCTCACGTTACAACTGGAGATAGTGGAGTCCCTAACTTTAAGCACGCAGGGAATATATCTTATACTTTAAGTGGTTTCACTGCAGCAAATGCTGATTCAACTTTAGAAATAACAGACGCTAGCTCAATAACAACTGGTGATGTCATCACTGGTCAAGGTATTCAAAGCGGTACTTTAGTAACTGCCGTAGACACTGATAGTAGTCCTAATGTGGTTACAATATCAGATGTTACATGGGGTGCTATAACTTCTACTGACGTTCTTACATTTGAAGACCCTACTAGTGATGTTTATGGATTTGCTATTTACCCTAGGTTTGAGATTAAGCTATCAACCGACACCTTAAGTAAGATAGGCGGTTACGCTATTGTTAGGGTTGATAGAACAGATACAGATAAAAGAATTGTAGCTAGTGGCGTTATTAGTCAGAATATACTATATCACAATAAAGGCGAGAACGGGACTTTAAAACATTATAACGCCCCAATGTTCCCTAACATATACAGCCCTAATCAAGAACACGAAAGTTTATCTCATAGTACATTCTTATTTGATACACCAGAATCTATCTTGGGAGGATTAAATTATGATTTAGCTGTTGGTGATAAATTAAAGGTTGTAGCTAAATTAGATGGCGTTCAGAATCATTTCACCGAAGAGAATATACCTCATTGGGATGATACAAACTCTAATCAGGGATGGAACCATTTAAGGAATTATAAAAATGATTCTTATGGGAACTTAATATCAGGTAGGTTTAACCCTAACAGTAACACATCTTCTGATTCGTATCAATATTCCCAATATGTTGTCTATTCTCAATTTGAGCATGGTGTTGCTGACTTTAATAAGACTAGTGACGCTCAAAGGATTAAGGATTTAGGTTACGGATTTAATGTAGGACCTAGTGAGGTTGTCAGTAAATCTAAAATTGGTAATGATAAATTTGATTCTGGAGCTAAAAACAGACCTTTTAAAAATAGATGTAGATTTAATGCAGCACAAGGGGGTGACTCTGATAATGATGTTATAATTTCAGTCCCTGTTTTATACGCTATAAAAAAGTTTAGTTCAGAGACGGCTGTATGGGCGATTGGGAATCCAGCTTACACTTTAGAGGGTTGCTCTTCGATGTTCTTATCTATAAAGGACTTAGGAGATTATTCTACCCCTCAGTACTTATTTCATTATGATTTTAATATAGGTAGGTTTGATGAATTTAATGGCTCATCTACAGAGTTAAATTCTGAAATATCTAAACTAAATTATTCTAGTGACCATATAACAAATAAGCTATATGCTCAAAAATTATACACTCAGATTGTTACGAACTTAAAATTAGTACAATATGGAGGTAGCACATCCTCGGCTTATGAAAACAACCAATACATAAGCACTGGAGACGTAGATTTCAACCCTGCATCATCTAATTTTATTGACGTATTTGGTGGTGACACGTACATTAATATGTATTCTATTAGTAAATGGAAAGCCAAAGCCTCTTGGGATTTAGAACCTCACTGGCAACTACCTTCAGCAGGAATTATATTCCCCGTTGAATCATCTGTCAATATAGATATGCGGGATGGGGTGTTCTTGGGGTCTACGGATGGTTTAAACTTTAAAATTCATGATACAGATTTCTATAACATAACATATAGCTGTAGAAATTCTAGTAAAACATTCGTACAAAAACCAGTCAACTTTAAGGATGTAAATCAATATGAGAATATGATTGCCGTGTCTAATTTAAAGATTAATGGTGATTTATTTGACGCTTATACATCTTGGGATGCTAATGAGATTCACGAATTAGAAACAGATAAAGGACCTATATATAACATCTTTAATCTTAGAGGTGATTTATTCGTCTTACAAGAAAAAGGAGTATCTAAGCTTAGCATCAACCCAAGGGTTGTTGTGGATAACGCAGATGCAGCTGCTGTAACTGTAGCCACTGGTACTGGTAGGATTATAGAGAGAAATGATTACATTGATACATCTTATGGTAGTCAGCATTTTAATAATGCTAAAACAACTAATAATGCAGCTTACTGGTTTGATGGGGACTCTTCATCTTTCTGTAAACTAGTTTACGGGCAAGGTATAGCTGTACAGGATTTAGGTATTACCACTCAGAACTCTAATGTATTTGATGCCCTTAAGGATGAAATTATTGGAGATAAGCCTTTAGATTCTACTGTTGGAGGTATCCATATATATCACGACCAAAGACATGATGAGGTTGGTGTATCTATTTATAATACTAATGAATCTGTTCATATGACTTACAGTGAGTTATCAGATGTTATGGTGTCTCATAGGTTTACAGTTGTTGTAGATTCTGTTAATCTTTCTGGAGAATTGTATACTATAGGTTATAATGACTTTAATGGAACTGGCACGTTAGATGAAAATAAGATTTGGCTAGAGAATAGTAGTGGGACTTATGATAGTTTCTATGGTGTCGCTGCTACAAATAGCTTAGAGCTTGAATTTGTTTGCAATGAAGCAGTGTTCTCTTCTAAGAAGTTTGACAAATTGACTATGTATTTATCTGGAAATGATAATACTCCTAAATTCACTAACTTTACCTTCACGGATTCAATAGGCTCAATCCTTACTAATGACGCCTCTCTGTCTAGAATGGCTAATGGTAAACACATAACTCCTATTGTTAATACAGATGGAACAGGAAAGGCAGTGGGTAATTACTTAATTATAAAAGCTGAATCAACAGAGACTGGATTAGTTGAAGTGTTTGGCGCTCTTATTCATAACAGACCAACATCATGAAGCAATATTTAAATATAGAAGCTGAGGAGAAATTAGCTAATAACATATACTATAACGGAGGAACTGTTAAGTTTGAGGGGGGAGGAGAGACTCCACCATTAACTCCTGAACAGCAAGCGGAAGCTGATAAAGCAGAATCGGCTCGTAAAGATAAAAGAAATGCAAATATTGGCATGGGCTTAAATATTGCTGGAGCTGCAGTCGATGCTT